CAGACGAAAGAAAGGCTAATTATCAGGTAGTTAGGCGGCAAGTACTTGTTTATAAAGGCTTGCCGCCTATTGCTTTTGAGGGAATTTGCGTGCATTTTGCACGCTTTTTGAGCAGAATGAACGCAAATGTTGTACAATAGTTGGACAGTTTTGACAACAGTGTTGTACCAATGTTGTACAAACGTTTCTCCTGCATAGCCAGCGAGTTGCGAAGAAACCGCCGGAACTTTATTGGGACACAGCTTGGGCACATTGGTACACGGAACAGGAAAAACAGAAAGTTTAACTATAAAAATGACATGATATGGCAACATTGAAAGCAGTAGTAAGAACGGCACGGACAGACGGATTCTACCCGGTGTACATTCGTGTGACTCATAGGCGCGATTCATCGTTCATCAAGACGGACAAGATGGTTACGAAAAAGGAACTCACCAAGAGTAACGAGATAAAAGACCCCTATGTCCTGCAATATTGTACGCAGAAGATTTTGGAATACACGGAGCGGCTCAACAAAAAGGACATTGAGCATTGGACGGCAAAGGAGGTGGTGGAGTTTCTGACAAATGGCGACAACGACATCTGTTTTTCCGAATATGCGAGGGTGCATATCGACAGGATGATTGACCGCGGGCAGGAAAGGAATGCCAAGAACTACAAACTTGCCCTGCAACATCTGGAGCGTTTCACGGGTACGGACAAAGTCATGTTCTCCCAACTCACCTCAGCAACGGTGAATAGGTGGATAAAATCTCTTGAACAGACCCACAGGGCAAAAGAAATGTACCCAATCTGTATGCGTCAGGTGTTCAAAGCTGCCATTTTGGAATACAACGACTATGACAACGGCATCATCAGAATAAAAACGAACCCTTGGGTAAAGGTGGAGATACCGTCTGCGGACAGGACGGAGAAACTTGCCATCACCCCAGAAGCGTGCCGGGAGTTCTTCTCGTTCCCCATTCCCGACAGCAAACTGAAACTTCCGCTGACGGAATTCGGACGTGATGTGGCTATGATGGTGCTTTGCCTTGCAGGAATCAACACCGTTGACCTGTTTGAACTGAAGAAGCAGGACTACGAGAACGGAATCATCCATTACCAACGTGCCAAGACGAAAAAGTTCCGTGCGGACGGTGCATACATGGAAATGAGGGTACCGGCAATCATACAACCGCTATTCGAGAAATACATGAATACTGCAACGGACGATGAACGGCTGTTCAATTTCTATCAGCGCATGAGTACATCCGACAGCTTCTGTGCCAATGCCAACAGTGGAATCAAGCAGCTGTGCAAGGCAATGGGTATGCCCAAGGAGGAATGGTACTCGGTCTATACGTTCCGGCATACATGGGGGACGGTGGCTCAGAATGATTGTGGGGCAACGATTGACGAAGTGGCATTCGGGATGAACCACAGCAACGGTCACAAGGTGACACGCGGGTATATTAAGATTGATTTCTCCCCTGCATGGGAACTGAACGAGAAAGTGATTGATTTCATATTCTTCTCCGGCAAGGCTTCCGTACGTGAGCAGAAGCAGGAAGAAGTACATTTCCGGTTGTCATACCGCTACATGGTAAATGCGGCAGCATACCACAACGGGCATAAGGTGGCGGAGCTGACGGATGTGGGCTTCAACAACGTGGACGAGGTTATAGCCCGGCTCGTAACAATGCTGCCCAACGATATTCCGAACCGCTCAATGGTGATGTTCAAAATCGTCAACCTCGACAAAGACCAGACGGTGGTGTATCAGCGGCAGAAAGGGAAAGGGTTTTAATCAAAGCAACGGCAATATGGAACTGAAAGAGTTTATCAACAAAACGCTAACGCAGATTGCAGAGGGCGTACAGGAAGCAATAGACAATTCGGAAGGCAAAGGATATTTGGTAAGTCCCACTGTTAGTGGAATCGGCAAAAGTTGTAATGTCCATTTCGATATTGCGGTGGAAAGCGAAGCTGAGGGTAAGGCAGGTATCAAAGTGGTTGGAGGATGTATATCGAAACGGAGTACCAACCGTATCTCGTTTGATGTGACGATGACGCTGCCTACACCCTCCGCCAAAATCAAGAAAGAAAATGCTAAACGTCCGGTTTATGCCGATGAGCAAACAAATCGGCATACTCAATAGCAGTGAGCCATTTGAAAGCCTCTGCGGCATTTTGACCGGCTGCATCACCATCAATTTTTATTTTGGCATAGAACCAAAACAGTTTGCGGTAAAGACGGCGGTATCGCCAATTCTGATAGCGGCGCATCGCTTCTTTGAAAATCTTTTTCATATCATCTGGATTTCCGGCAAAGGTAACGGGTGGGAGTTTTCCTGCCCGTTTATCTTTTTACAACCGAAGCCTGCAAGGAAGTTTTCTCTTTGTGGGCTTTCTCTTTTTCTTTTTGGCGCAACTTTTTCTTTTTCTCTTTAGACTTCTACCTACCTTACAAAAAAAATCAAAAAATCTTTTTCTCTCACGCGCGTATGCGCGCGGTAGATGTAGTAGATATTTACTTTACTTTACGGCAAACTTACGGAGTTTTGAGCCAAACTTCGGGAAGTTTGAACGATTATTCGGGAATGTTTCGGGAATGTTTCCGGAAGTTTGGCATATTATTCCCGAAATAAAAAGCGTATAGATATGTTTATAAATATAAAAAAGCCGTTTTTGTAGTGATTTGACGCTGTTTTTGTGCCTAAAATCAGTCTCAAACTTCCCGAAATATGCCTCAAACTTCCCGAATGTTTACGGAAGAATGAGGGATTATTACGGAAAAATATTTCAAACTTCGGGAAACATTCCCGAAATATGCCTCAAACTTCCCGAATGTTTACGGAAGAATGTGCCAAACTTTCCGAATAATACTTGAATGTTTCTGCAATAAAAATAGCGGTGTTCATTGCTGACACCGCTACAAACAAACTGTATGTATTTACCCATCATGAGGGGTTGTCAATCATCCTCGTCAGGTTCTTCACTGAGTTCAAGTAACTTGTCCTCAATGGTATGCGTAACCTTTGCCGTAACCTCCATATCTACCGATTTCATTTTTGGTGCTATGTATTGTGCATACCGCTCCATGACCACCGCACGCGTTTGTGGGTCGAGCGCATCAAGGTCTTTCTTGAATTGTCCGCTATCTTGATAGTGCTGCCAATGTTCTGAAATTATCTCACGCAAAGATGATGTAGATTTATTGGGTGTGCCTTTCTGTCTTCCACCAAGCCGTCCTCGACCGTCATTCTTCTGTCTTGCCATACTAAAATAGTTTGAAGTAGTGATTTTATGAATCCTTACATACTTGCCGTATATCCGACCGTAAAAGGATAAAACAATGGCTCAAAGGTATGTGGTTAGTTTTGCATTAGAAGTATAACTATTAACAATTCACATACATATGGGACTTATTGGAAGTGCGATAGGTGCAGCGGGCAGTATCTTCGGCGGTATCTCTGCATCAAAGGCAATGAAAAGGGCAAAGAAGAATGTAGAGGCGCAGCGGCAGAAAAACCAAGACTGGTATGACAGACGCTATAATGAGGACGCTACCCAGCGTGCCGATGCACAGCGTATTCTGACACAGACCGAAGAGAGTATCAAACAGCGAAACAAACAGGCGGCAGGTTCGGCGGCTGTGATGGGCGGCACGGATGAGAGTGTGGCGGCTGCAAAAGCGGCAAACAACCAGGCACTCGCCGATGCGACATCGCAGATTGCAGCCAATGCAGAGGCACGGAAAGACAACATAGAGGCTACCTACATGGCGAACGACAATGCTTTCGTGGAGCAGCTTAACCAACTTGAACAAGGGAAAGCACAGGCAATCGGTCAGGCTGTGCAAGGTGTCGCCAATGCCGCTTCATCCATGCCTTTCTAAATTCTACGACTATGGCAACATTGGATGAGATATTAGGCGGCAGTTCTCCCGATAGCGGAGGGCACGCACCGAAAGGCACTAAGGAGTGGACTGAGCAACATTCGGGTGATAATGCTCCTGTTTCCTCTCCCCCGACTGCACCACCGGCTCCGGCAAAGCAGAATGGCACACCGCCGACAGACGGAGGAACTCCGGCAGGTGGAGGTGGCTATGAAGCATTGTTCCGACAACTGAACCCTTATACCCCACCGACAGCAGAGGAACTTGAAAAGGAAAAGAAGAAACAGCGAAGAAATGAAATCTTTGCTGCAATTGGGGATGGCGTTATGGCTCTCTCCAATCTATTTTTTACGACACAGGGCGCACCGAACATGTACACAGGCAAGAACACCATGTCGGAGCGTATCAAAATCCGCTATGACAAGTTGATGAAAGACCGTGATGAAAAGAATACGGCATATTTCAATGGCTTGATTAGGGCGAAACAGGCGGATGCAGAAGAAGCACACCGTGAACGTTCTTGGCAAAGGCAACTCGGTCTTGACCAAAAGAATGATGACCGATACAATGAGAGCATTCAACATCGTAACGAGCGGGAGAAAATCGCTGATGACAGATATGATGCAGAACAAGAATACAAGAAAGGTCGAGATAAAGAAGCCGATAAGCGTTGGCAAACGACATTTGACGAAAACAAACGTCAAGCTGACCGTTCCTACAATTTCCAAGTAAAGAGGCATAATGACAATGTGGCTGTAGAGCGTGATAAAGCGAGAGCGACAGCCGCACGTGGTGTCCGTGGCAAACAACTCGGTTTTTCTGACGGTGACGGAAACCAAGTAGCCATTTACGAGAATGTTTGGAAAGGCTCTATGCAGCAGGTCTATGATGTCCTTGCAGAGGATATGAAAGCCGCTTATAAAGCCGACAAGCAGAATAACCCTCGTGTTCCTCTACACAAGACCGAGAAAGAGAAAGAGGACTTTGTAAAACAGAATTGGCACAAGTCTCAAAGAGCTGCGTCAATAATGCTCGCCCTCTCCAAGATAGACCCGGCAACAATGCACTCTGAGATTTCGGAAGAAGATGAGGACGATTTCGAGAGTTACCGTGTTGATGAAGATGATTTTGAACAATATAAACAAAATTAAATATGCCTGTATATAAAGCAAATGGGAAGACCTACAACATTCCCGATGATAAGATAGAAGCGTTTGAGAAGCGATACCCGAATGCAGAGGTGGAAATATACGACAATGACGGTGCTGCATATTCACTGCCATTGTCAAAGCGTAGCAATTTTCAGAAGAAGTTCGACAAATGGAGTTACTCCAAGCCGGAAAGCGCAGCTCCGCAGGAGACACCAACTGATTCTTCTGAAACTGCCGTAGATGCTGTTCCACCTCAGCCTGCAAGCGAGGAACAGCCGTGGAAGCCTACCGAGCAGGAGAAGATTCAGATGTCCCACAACCTTGACAGGATGATGCAGGGCGTGAAGCAGAGCACTGACGCAGTAAACGAGCATATAGAAAATATGCGTGAGTATGGCTTCGGTATGGGGCAGACCGTTGAGGGAAAGATGCAATTCAATCCGGAAGCAGGGAAACTCGAAAAGACATACATCACACCTGCCGGTCATCACTACACCAGCAAGGCTATTGCTGATATGGAGAGCCGTCAGTCCCGACAGGCCGCAGATATGTCCGTCAGCAGTCAGTTGCGCAAGGCATACAAGCGATTGGAGGATTTGAAAGCGAAAGAGCAGAACAGGGCGAGCGAAGTGCTTGATGATACATCGAAGTTCAACGAAGAAAAACTCACTCCATTTGGGCGTGCCCTCATAGGCGGTCAGATGCACTCCGCTATGCAGATTGGAGACAAGGAGAAAGGTGCTCTGCGTGTCGCTATCCGTGAAACTGAGGAACTCATTAAGAACCTCGAAGAGCAAAAAGACCGTGAAGCCGGAAAGGATGTAGGCTTTTGGCGTGGTTTCGGTCGTACTATGGGAGACTTCCGCACTTGGGACTTCGGTATGAGCGATATGATGGACGCAATGACAATGGTCAATGCGGACCAACTCAAAGGAGAGAATGCCACCGAGGGAGAGAAAGCGGCCTACAATGATATGATGTCGGCCATAATGGAGAAACAGCAGTCAGACGAGCAGTATGGAGGAAATGCGAGCTTTTGGAATCGTGCCGGTGTAATGACAGGCTATATGCCGTCCTTTATGATTGATTTCCTTGCAACCGGTGGCGGCTTCGAGAGTATCAATATCTTGTCTAAAGCCGGTGCAAAGGGAGCAGTCAAGGTCGTAGGAAAGGACGTTGTCGAGGATATAGCGAAGCAGGGAATGAAAGCCTATGTCAAGAACAATGGGATGAAAGGACTTGGGCAGGTGGCAGCGAATTGGACAATCAAGGCCCTTGGAACTACTGCGGACGATTTGCTTCTTCGTGCTCCGCTTATGACAAACACCATACAGGCAGGTAAGACTGCCGCTGACATCATCGACCGCAAACTCGGTGATGTGGTTGTCGATGAGAACGGAAACTATGATTTCTCCAACGACAAGACTTGGGGAAGTGCCATTTGGCAGAGTGAAGCAAATTCTATCGTTGAGAACTATTCCGAAATGTTCGGTACTCATCTTGACCCCGTTTTCACTCTCGGCAATGTGAGCAAACTTGCCAACACATTCGGAGCGAAACGCCTTGGTGCTGTCTTGGCAAAGGCTGATGCAGGCGCATTGGAGGGGATTATGGCGCACACACACGGACTGTTCAATAAAATGGGCGTAAGCGACTATGTTGGCGAGGTAGCAGAGGAATACTATGGTCAGTTGTGGCGTACAATGCTCAATCTTGATGATGCCTACCAAATGAATCCGGACGGTTCTCGTACCAATTTGTTTGCGACAGGACAGTTCCACGGAGATATTTGGGGCGGTATGGCTCTTTCTATGGGTTTGATGGGTGCAGGCAAGCATACTATCAATGCCGCTCAATACGCATCGATAAAGCACGGTGTAAACAAGGCTGATGCAAGTGCCCGTGAAGTGTTCGGTGCAGAATTGTGGGAGCCGTTGAGGGAAACGATAGACCTCACTACAAATGACAATATCGGAGCGGTCGCTGAATCCATAGTCAATGACAAGGATATGACCGATGTAGAAAAAGAAGCCGCTCTCAACTATATGGAGCGTTCTCTTTATATGCGTGGTTTCAACCTCGGCACTATGGTCAGTTCAAGAGGTGGAGAGCAGAGCGAAGAAGAGCAAATTTTGAACGAGAGCTATCTTGACGGCTATAACTCCACAGGCTCACAGGAAATGAACGATGCCAAGAATATGCTCGCATATCAGCGTCAGAGGATGATAGATGTTGTGGGAACAAATGATGAAGCCCTCGCTCCCGGTGCTATTGATTGGCTGAGTGAAGCCAAGAATGCACCTGCAGGCAGCGAAAGGCAGAAGACTATCCTTGACTACCTTAACGCACAGCAGGTCTATGACGGAATGATACAGCATGTCAGAGATGATATAGACGGCAGAATTGACCAAAGTAATGCGATGATTGCGTCCCGTGCCAACCGAACTACCGGTATGATACAGGGAGCTACAATGAAGCAGGACGATAGAAAGGTCTATATAATTTCCGGAAATCTTATGTCATACGATGACGGAACAGGTATCGACATTCAATCTTCCGATGAAAGCATAATTGTCCGTGATGCAGAGACAGGCGCACTCGAACAGGTGTCGCCCGATGCTGTATTGTCCATTGATGAAGCGCAGGACCCGATAGAAATGCAGCAGTTGGCCGCTGATGCCATACGTTTGCAGTTTGCACAGGATGCCGCAAACAAGATTGACGGTGTTGTCTCATTCAACCCCGGAGACACATACACCATAGCCGATGAATCCGGTAATCAGATGCAGGTTCAGATTGCAGCCGATGAAAACGGAATCGTGGACAATGGAGACGGTACTGTGAATGCTACTGACGGAACAAATGTCTTTCCTCTGTCCAAAGAGGTCATACAGCAGTCCGTTGATGCCGAAAATTTCTCTCGTATAGAGGAATTTGAACAGCAGAGAGCCGCAGATGAAGCAGAACGTAGGCAGGCAATAGAAAAAGCTGTAATGCCGCAGTACGCTATGAATGACCTCGTAACTCTCAGAGACGAGAACGGCAACGGAGTCCGGGGAAACATCACAGCCGATGCAGATGCAGACGGCAGGTTTGAAGTATATACTGAGGACGCATTGAACGGAAAAAGAGTGAACCTCTTTACCGCTGATGAACTCAACAGTATGATTATGGAGCATAATGGTCAGATTATAGACCAAATCGAACAAAATCCTGCTGAAATCGAACAAAATCCTGCTGAAATCGAACAATCACAGCAGCCGCAGGTATCAGCCCTCGAACTGATCCCGAAAGATGAACAGGGCAATCCTGTATATGAGCAGGCAGAAACTCCAGACCTTGCTTGGGATGCTATTGTAGAGCAGACCGAGGGAGACGAAGCAATGGCACAGACCGTAGCGGACGGAATGGTGGCCGACAAGGAAGCTGCGTTGAAAAAGGCCGAGAAAGCCAAATCAAAAGGCGGTGAGACCATTGCCGAGAAGATTGCAGCCGAGAAAGAGCGCAAGGCCGCTATTGATGCCGCAAAGGCTGAACTTGCCGTATGGAAGAATATCGCTCAGACTGCAATGCGTAGGAAATCTGCCGAAGATGCCGAGAAACGCCGTATCGCAGAAGAACAGGCCGCAATCCGCAAGGCAGAGGAAGAAAGACTGCGTGCTGAACGTGAGGAGGCAGAACGCATCGAGCGTGAAGCCCTCAACGGTGTTCCCGATATGGTGGACGATACTCCGCAAGATGCACGAGCAAGAGGTTACAGACGTGTCAGCGGACATAAGATTGACCGCCAAGATCCTGTGCAGGGCTTGCAGGGTAAAGAGGTGTCAGTTCGTTTCAGCGATGATGCCATTGCCAACGGACGTGTCGCCGTTATCGAAGCAGAGCAGTTGCAGCCGAGCCATGTTCAAGGTGTGCGCAATCCTCTCCACTTCATTGATGAGGCACAACCAAAGGAGCGTAACGATGAGGCAAGTGTGCTTTCGGCACGCAAGATTGCCGGGAACATTCGCCCCGAGGAAATCACATCGTCTGTTACCGCCTTCACAGGTGCGCCTACCGTGAACGCACGAGGAGAAGCCATACAGGGCAACAACCGAAGCGATGCACTCCGTCAGATGTGGGAGGGCTACCAAGACCAGGCAGCCAAGTACAAGCAGTATTTGATTGACCACGCAGAGGAGTTCGGTTTGAATGCCGATGATGTTGCGGCTATGCAGCACCCTGTCCTCGTTAATATGCTTGACGTGGAAGATGCAGAGGCTATCACTCTCGGTCAGTATGTGGCGCAGGATACAGAAAGCGGCGGCATTGAGCGTATCAAGCCAAAGAACGCTTTGCAGAAGATGGGCAATGACATACGTTCGTTTGCCAACCTGCTGTTGAAGTCTGCCGATGAGGAGACATCATTTGCAGGGCTTGTCGATAGCAACGGTGTTGATGTTGTGAAATGGATGAGCCAAAGAGGTTACATTACCCCTACGCAGTACAAGAGTGCATTTGACAGCAAGGGCAACCTTACCGCCGAAGCCAAGAATGATTTGCGAGGTATTATGTATCAGAGCATTTTTAAGGGTGGCAGTGTCCGTCTTGAAGAAATGTTCAACGCATTGCCTGTAAAGGCTCAAAAGGCTATTCTCGCAACGGCATTCCGAGATTATGACAGCCCGAATGCAGAGCGTATGGTTGAGGAGATACAGAACTCAATCCGGGCTTATTATGCCTTGTCGCAGGACAAACTATTTACCGATGCGAAAAATTTCAAAGAGGCACGGATAGCCGTTGAAAGTTGGAAACGACAATATCAGATTGATGATGCAACGGGCGAAAGTTATCTCCCTTCCGATAATTTCAGTAATTTCGCATTACTTTTGGCAACGATGTACAAGGGAGAAAACCAAGGCATTATACAAAGTACATTTAACAAAATCTATGACCTTATCCAAGGCACACAGGAAGCAACCCTGTTCGAGCAGCCGGATAACACTCCCCGGACGCTTGCACAGGCTATTTACGAAACATTAAACATTATCTACGATGGACAACAGCGAAGCAATGTATTGGCTGGCGATACTGCAACAAGCCAACGAGGGCAGCAAGGAAGCTCAGGAGATGCTCAGGCAGGAAAACGAACTGAGAACGGAAACTGGGCAGCCGACAGTGGAAGAAGAATTGAAGAATCTGACGGACAAGGAAGCACGATTGAAAGCGACCATAAACGAATTGAAGCAAATAGTGAAAGCAAACAGGCAAGATACACACTAAGCGACAAGAAATCAGGGAACGGCGAGTATTTCTATCAAGATGAAAAAGGAGACATAGACCTTGCCGACATACCGCAAGAAATCTTTAACGAGATAGGATATACAAAAGCCCCATTCAGACTGACACCCGGAATGATGCTTCATATGCTTGAACGGCATGGAAAGGAATTGGGAATTTCATCTACGGATGAAGCCGTTTCGTTTGTGCTTGACGTTATGAATAATTTTGACCATGTGCGATTGGGTTATGACGGTGCTTTGATATTCTCCATAGAGAATGGGCGCAAACGTACCGGGAAACGTGCGATTACGATTCTTATCAATTCTGACAATGGCAAATTTTATGGATTAAAGACTTCCGGTTATGAATCAATAGGCGGTTTAAATAAAAGACCTATGCTTTGGGAGAGGGGCGCGAAAGATGTGTCCTCTTCTACAGATGCCGCATCTGCAAGTGTTTCCACCGGTAAGAGTCCATTAAGCGGCGAACAATCCGGCAGCGCTTCACACCAAGGCAAAGGCCTTTTGAAAGATGAACAGTCCAGTTTGCATCCGACAACGCAAATCGAGGAGTCTGTTCCTCTTAACGATTCGAACAAGCCTACTTCAACAGACAATCAGCCTGCCTTGCTCGGTATCAATTCGTCTGAACTTGGTGCATCTTCTGAAAGCAAAGATAGTGATATTTCTCTTAAAAGCAACGAGTTAGGAGAAAAAATTGCAGCGGCAGAGGCGGAAGTGGATGTAAATCCTACCGACAAGCAGAAAGAAGCCGGAAATTACAAGAAAGGACACGTGCAGATTGGCACATTCAACGTAACCATAGAGCAGCCGAAAGGCTCTGTGCGTAGCGGTGTAGATGCCAACGGCAACAAATGGGAAACAACCATGCAGAACACCTACGGCTACATTCGTGGCACGGAGGGCGTGGACGGTGACCATATAGACGTGTTCCTCTCTAATGACATTGACGGGTGGAACGGACGCAGGGTGTTCGTGGTGGACCAGTATAACGAGGACGGCAGCTTTGACGAGCATAAGGTAATGCTTGGCTTCAATGAGACTGACGATGCCGAAGCAGCTTACTTTGCGAATTATGACAACGACTGGGCGAAGAAACACAAGACAGTGGTGACCGGTGTCAACTTAGAGGATTTCGAGAAGTGGATAGATAGTAGCCACCGTAAGACTAAAGCGTTTGCTGAATACAAATCAGTTAAAAGTGTTGAGGAACAGAGTTCAAGTACACAAGTCAACAGACTTTCTGAAATCAAATCACGCATTGAAGAACTGCACAAGGAACAAGAAGCCGCACATGGTCAGAGTGATATATTTGAGGAAGCCCGCATTATTTCCGAAATAAACGACCTCTTTACTGAACAGCGGAAATTGGAACAAAACAATTCCAATGAAGAAACGACAACACCGACTGATGCTGCATACACCATTACTCAGGCACAATACACCACCAAAAGAGGTAAGGTGTTGGATATGCACCTTGTGAAGTTCAATGATGAATTAAGAGATACTGTTCGGAAGCACACCACAATGTTTGCCAAACAACTGAAAGGCTGGTGGGATAAGGAAAAGCAAGGCTTCATGATGCGGAGCAAGGAAGATGCTGAACGCTTGGCAGAATATGCAACTGATGCACAATCACAACAGCCAGTCTCAATGTCTGATATGCAGGCTCTCAATGACGGTAATGTACAGTTTGTAGAACCTCAACTTTCGGAAACATCAAAGCCGGAAGAAAGACAGGAATACACCCCTGTATGGCAATATTCTGTTTCTGTTGATAAGGAAACGGGATTAACCACATTGAGGCGTGATGATGTGAGCGGACCTATCCCTATCGGGGATGGACGTTTCAATTATACGGCAAACAGTCCTGAAGAAATGTTGGAGATTGTACGTAATCCCAAGAATTTTAATCAGGAACTGCGTGACGCTGTTGAAACCATTCTTGAAAACAAGGTTAAGATTAGGGAGATTGTACGTACAGAAAAAGCGGCAACCACAGAGCAAGAATCTAAGCCTGAAAATAATACGAGTGGCAACCGTCTTGTTACCGATGAACGCTATGCAGAACTCCGTGAGCGTATGCGCAAGAAGTTGCTCGGTCAAATGAACATGGGCATAGACCCTGAAATACTTGCCATTGGCACGGAGATGTCTGTTTACCATTTGGAGAAAGGTGCACGCAAATTTGCCGAGTATGCAACAGCCATGATTGCAGACTTGGGCGATGCCATACGCCCATACCTCAAAGCGTTCTACAATGGTGCGAGGGATTTACCGGAGGTGGCAGAAAATGGATTGGATGCCGACATGACCCCATACGAAGAGGTACAGAAGTTTGATGTGGCGAATTTCGACAAAACAAGCATTGATGCACTTGCCACTGCCGAAACCATAACAAGAGAGGCAGAGGTGGAACAAGAGGCAGAGATTGCACAGGAACGCATCAAAAAAAGCCGCCCTGCACGTAAAAAGAACGAGAAAAAAGCAGTAAATTCACAGCAGTCAAATGAGTTGGGCTTATTTGACGGTCTAATTGATAACAATAAAAACAGCGAAAATGGATTACAGAGAACTGATGCAGAACGCTCCGAAAGAGTGCCGTCCAACGGTAATAGACACGAGCAAGGATTATCAAGAGGCACTGAAACAGGTAGCGAAAGCGAACAACAAACCGGTAGAGGAACTGACAACGAAGGAGAAAGAACAGGCGATGCAGTCGATAGGACTGTGCGACATCGATTTTCAGATTCCTTAAACGAACAAAGCATTGAGGGTAAACGCAAAAAAGAGATTGAAAGCAACCGAAAACTTGCCAATGAACTCAAGGGCGTTACATTGCAGTTGAACGACAAACTCGGAGGAGAACATGAGATTTCCGATATTGTCTATTATGAGCTTGCCAACGTATTCCATTGCAATGACAATATAAGCGGACCATTCCAAGCGACACGCAAGGAACTTGATGCTATTCTTAAAGTTGCACGTAAAAACGAGGGCAGGAATACATTTACTCCCAAGAATACACACAACAACCATTCGGAACGTGGCAAAGACCACGCCCCTACATCGGTAGATGCCCGTATCGAAGCCAACATCAAGGCTATCGAACTGGCAAAGCAGTTGCTTGAAAACAGCGAACAGGCTACAGAAAAACAGATGCAGACCCTCCGCAAGTTCAGTGGTTGGGGCGGATTGGGCAAGGCTTTCAGCGAGGGAACATCGTATGCTCCTAACCCTATCCAAAAGAAAATCCGTGAGCTGCTTGGGGAAAAAGCGTATCAAGAGGCTGTAATGAGTGCAAACAGTGCCTATTACACCCCTGCATACGTTGTTGATACCCTTTGGGATATTGCCGAGAAAATGGGCTTCGAGGGCGGAAACATTCTTGAAGGTTCTGCTGGTATCGGAAATATTTTGGGACAGATGCCCACGCACATCAGCGAGCGGAGCAACATCCATGCCATAGAGATTGACGGAACTTCGGGAGGAATCCTTTCACTCCTCTATCCTGATGCCAAGGTGGAGATACAGGGTTTTGAACAGACACGCATACCGAATGGCAGCGTGGATTTGGCTATTACCAATGTTCCATTCGTTACTGGACTCCGTGTGAACGATACCACAGGCGATAAAGACCTGTCGAAGAAATTCCACAACATACACGATTTCTGTATAGCAAAGAATGTGCGCAAACTGCGTGAGGGCGGTTTGGGTATCTTCATCACGTCCAACGGTACGCTTGACAACAGCAAGAAACTCCGTGACTGGATTGTGAGCGAGGGCGGCGCAGATTTCGTGGGTGCTTTCCGTATGCATAACAAGACTTTCGGCGGCACCGGGGTAACATCCGACATCGTTGTTATCCGCAAGCGTGTGAACGGGCAGAAATCCGCCCATGCCATTGATGTAAGCGATGTGAGCGGAGAGCGCATGGCTGAATATGACACTGGGGAAACACGCAAAGTCAAAGGCAAGGAAACACCGGTCATCAAGCAGCTTTCAATGGACTACAACCGCTATTTCATTGAACATCCTGAAAACATGGCAGGTGAAATGCACTTCGCATTTGAGAAAGGCGACACTTTCCGTCCGACAAGCAAGGGCTTATACCCTAAACTGGATAAGAAGCAGGAAGAAATGTTGGTTGAATTTGTCCGCTCGTTCCGTGCGGAGGAATTTGGCGAGCGCAACACAGAAGTTACCACTGATGCAATGCCCGGCAAGAAGATTGGTGAGGTGTTTGTGAAAGACGGAAAACTGTACATCAACTCAACTGCAAGCGCACAACCCCTTGAAGTGAATGCCAACAAGGTAAAAGGGCATACGAAGGTGGAATGCTTTGAGGCGTACACGGCCATCAAGGAAGCACTTGCGGAAGTCCTATCCTATCAGACCGAGAATGAAAGCGATGATGGGCTGAAACCCTTGCTTGACAAACTCAACAAGGCATACGATGATTTTGTCGGCACATACGGACACTTCAACAAAAACACTGCCATTGCGTTTCTCCGCAATGATGTGGACTATGCCAATGTGTTCGCTCTTGAAAAGTTCGAGGAAACGGCAGATGAAAAAGGAAACCGGGTACAGAAATTTGACAAGACCGATGTGTTCAGCAAACGTGTCGTTGAAAAAGAGAAAGAACCGACCCCTGCCAATGTCAAGGACGGTATCATTGCAAGTATCTTCAAATTCGGACGTGTGGATATACCTTACATCGCCGAACAACTTGGCACAGGTATCGGGAATGTGAAGAAAGAAATCATTGAGAACGGTTACGGTTTCGAGAATCCTGTAAGCCGACAGATGGAAGCATCGTATCAGTACTTGAGCGGAAATATCCGTGAAAAACTGCGTCAAGCAGAAGAAAATAACGAGAATGGAGAATTTGACCGCAACATCAAGGCATTGCAGGAGGTTATGCCAATGGAAATACCAGCACACTTGATTGACTTTACCCTCGGCAGTTCTTGGATTGACCCAAAACTATATGAAGATTTCGTAAAGGAACGAACGGAGGTAGATGTCCGGTTTACAGCAGTTGGCGGTACTTGGTTTATGAAAGAGCCGTATTTTACCAACTACGAAAAGAACCGTGCCATGGGAGTAACCAGTGAAATGCTTGGTCGAACCATTATGGGACACACCCTCATAGAAGCCGCCATTCAGAACAGGAGCATCACGATTTCCACCACCAAGAAGCATTATGACGGCACAACAGAAACCATTACCGACAAGGAAGCGACACAGGCTTGTGCCGCCAAGATTGATGAAATCCGTCAGGACTTCAAGGATTGGGCAAGGCAGAAGATGCAGAGCGACCCTGAAATGTCGGCATTGATTGAGCGTATCTATAACGATATGTTCAATAACTTTGTGCCTATGAGCATACCGGACGAGTTTGTGCCGGAGTATTTCGGAGGTGCTTCCCACAAGTTCAAGATGCGTCCTCACCAAGGTAAAGCCATCGTGAGAGGTACACAGCAACCGTTGTTGCTTGCCCATGAGGTTGGAACAGGCAAAACCTTTACCCTCATTTCCACAGCAATGGAAATGCGCCGTTTGGGTACTGCACGCAAACCGATGATTGTCGTGCAGAATGCCACGGTAGGCCAATTCGTTGCAAGTGCAAAAGAACTGTATCCGAATGCCAAGATACTGACACTCGAAGAGGCAGACCGAAGCGCGGAGGGAAGAAAGAATTTCTATGCCAAGATACGTTACAACGACTGGGATATGATTGTCGTTCCGCAATCGACCTTTGAATTTATCCCCGACAGCGAGGAAAGGGAAATGGCTTTCGTGCAGGACAAGATTGAGGAGAAGATGCTCATTCTTGAAAAGATGAAAGAGGAAGACCCGGACGGCAAGAACATGATTACTCGACAGGCTGAACGAGAGATTGCATTATTGGAGGAACAGCTTGCCGGACTTGCCGACAACGCTTCAAAGAAACGCACCGCCAACGATGAGAAAAAGCGTGCCGTAGCCTTGCAGAACGCAGAAGTAAAGGCTATGGAGATGCTCGACCGCCGGACTGACGATGTGGAGAACTTTGACGATATGGGCATTGATGCCCTGCTTGTGGATGAAGCCCACGAATACAAGCACCTTGGATTTGCCACTGTCATGCAGCGTGGAGTAAAAGGTGTTGACCCGTCATACAGCAAGAAATCACAAGGCGTGTTCCTGAAGACACAGGCTGTTTTGGAAAAGAACAACGGACGAAACGTAATCTTCGCCACAGGTACGCCAATCAGCAACACTGCCGCAGAGATTTGGACGTTCATGCGCTATCTCATGCCTGCCGATACGATGAAAGAGTACGGTATTTATTACTTTGATGACTTTGTACGCAACTTCGGTAACATTCAGCAGATGTTGGAGTTCACCACAAGCGGAAAGTTCAAGGAGAACAACCGCTTTGCCGGATATGTGAACCTGCCCGAGCTGGTGCGTATATGGTCGGGAGTGTCCGATACCGTCCTTACCAAAGAAGCCGGTGGCATAAAGGACAAAATACCTGAAATGGAGGGAGGAAAGGCACAAGACCTTTATCTGCCACAGACACGCGCATTGCGTAGCATCATGAAGTTCGTAAAGAGCGAACTTGAACATTATGAGCAGATGAGCGGCAAGGAAAAGAAGGAGAACAGCCACATTCCGCTCACGATGTACGGTATCGCCAAAGCCGCTGCCGTGGATGCCCGGTTGGTGCAGTCCGATGCGGAGGACGACCCGAACAGCAAGACCAACGAAGCAGTTCGCCAAACTCTGCGCTCACTGAAAGAAACTGCCGACTACAAGGGTACTGTCGCCATCTTTGCCGACAATTATCAAAACAAGCAGAGCGGATTCAACCTTTATGATGACATCCGAAACAAACTGATTGCAGAAGGTGTTCCTGCTGATGAGATTGTAGTAATGAGGTCGGGAATGACCGTCAAGAAGAAACTTGAAATCTTTGAAAAGGTAAACCGTGGCGAAATTCGCGTGATTCTCGGTTCGACCTTTACGCTTGGCACCGGCGTGAACATTCAGGAACGACTGCACACGCTGATACATTTGGATGCGCCTAACCGCCCTATGGACTATACCCAGCGCAACGGACGCATTTTGCGACAGGGGAATTTGCATAAGGATATGAACAAGCCTGTACGCATCTTGCGTTTCGGAGTTGAGGACAGTTTGGATGTCACCGCCTACCAACGACTGAAAACAAAGGGGGCGATTGCCGACAGCATCATGAACGGCAAGCAGATGATGAACAACAGCATGACCAACCGTGTGCTTGAGGAGGAAGAAGATGTATTTGGCGATACCGTTGCGCAGCTCTCCGGCAGTGAGTATGCCATGCTGAAAAACAATGCGGAAAAGAATGTGCGAAAGTATGCAAGCCGCAAAAAGCAATGGGAAACAGACCAGACTTATATCCACAACGGCAAGCCAAGACTGAAAGCCTTTATCAAGGATGCGGAAAAGCGCATTGAGGACAACGGCAGATACTTGGAGGCTGTACGTTCGTCATTCCCCGATGGACAATTCAAGGAGATTGTAATCGGCAAACATCGCTTTACTTCTGTTGATACAATGGATGATTTCTTCAAGGAACACAACAAGAGTGTCCTTGCTGAAATGAAGCAGATGAAAGACGGCGAGATTGCAGGAGAACAGAAACGTGAACTGAGCATACAGATAGGCGATTTTTCATTTGTGGTTACAACAAAATTGACAAGACAGACCATGCGTGACGGTGCAACTCTTTTCAATGATGTTGAGCGCAAGATGACCTACTCTTGTCCTGAACTTGGTATTGAGAATGTGCCGGTACGCCAAAACCTGCTTCGCAATGCCATTGAGGACATTACAAGCAATGTGATTACAGGGAAAGATTTTGCCGAGAGACTGGAAGCCGCAGAGCGAAGCAAGAAGCATAATGAAGCCGAATTGAAAGAACTCCTGTCACGAGAGGGCAAACCTTTCGAGTATGAAGAAGAATTGGCACAGGCGAAATCACAGTTGGAGGAATATGCCGAACTGATGAAGAAAGAACTGGAGGAAAAGGAAGCCAAGTATGCTGAAATGGATGCCACAGTAGAAACAGCAAACAATGTTTCTGTCTCTGAAGAAGATGATGAATTAAAACGCGAAGGTGACGGTGCATATACCGATGATGAGGTCAGTTTTGAGAACGACCCAGTCGCCAAGTTGTTAGGCAGACCAAGGAGGACTGCAAAGCAACGGAGGGAATTTGCGCAGCGTGAACGCCAAAGAATGGCAGAGCGTGTGGAAAGACTTGCAGAGAAACTGCATCTTGACAATGTGGAGGTTGTTACCGATGCTTCCGTCTTGGAGGGAAAGAAACAGCGAGCGAAAGGTTTCTACTCAAAGAGTACAGGGAAGATAACCATTGTCATTCCTAACCATACAAGTACGTTTGATGTTGAACAGACACTGCTGCATGAGGCTGTGGCGCACTATGGTTTGCGCCAGTTGTTCGGAGAACATTTTGGTACATTCCTTGATAATGTATTCAACAATGCCGATGAGAACATACGCAGACGCATTGTAGATATGGCTGCAAAAAACGGTTGGGACTTCCATAAGGCTACCGAAGAATATCTTGCTTCGCTTGCAGAAGATACTGAATTTGAGAACATAAACGCAAGTTGGTGGAGGCAGATAAAGGATTTCTTCCTGAATATGCTTCATAAGATAGGCTTTGAGGATTTCAGAGGGGTTACTCTATCGGACAACGAACTTCGCTACATCTTGTGGCGCAGTTACGAGAACCTTGCAGAGCCGGGCAGATATAGAAGCATATTGGGAGAAGCCTCCGATGTGGCAAAGCAGTATGAACTGAAAGTAGGCAATTATGCGGTTGCCGACCCACATCGTCAGACAGTTGCCGAAAACGATGATGCCCTGTACCGTGACGGCGACCCGGAAAGACATGAAAGGGAGTTGGCCCGTGACCGTTATGAAAGGCGTGTGAAAAGCGGCATGTTCCAATCACAGGAAGCATTACAGGACAGTATGCTCGGCTTGAAAGAAGCCATGACTGCAATCCTTGGCAAGGAAACAAACATTGAGGATGTGGACGGATTTGAAAACGCATACTTGGGAGAAAACCGTCTGTCAAGTGTGAACAAAGCCGAAGCAGATGCCTTTGCCCACACCCTGTTCAAGCCAATGCTTGATGAAGTTGCCAAACTCGCCCGGACTGAGGCTGAGCGTGAGGAATTGACCGATTACATGATGGCGAAACACGGACTTGAACGTAATATATATATGCGTAATGAAGCAATCAATAACGGAGCAACCGATGCAGACCAAACCGACTATGCCGGACTTACAGCCCTCACAGGTATGGATAATATCGCTGATGCAGAAGCGGAAGCGCAGCTGATGATTGATGATTACGAACAGGCACACGACACTACCAACCTTTGGGAAAAAGTCAATGCCGTGAGCAAAGCAATACTTTCAAAGTCATACGAATGTGGCATGATGAGCAAAGCGACCTTTGACAAGATTTCAGGCATGTATGATTTTTACATTCCGTTACGTGGTTTTGACGAAAAGACCAGTTCTGAAGCATACGCATATCTGACGCACAAGCAAAGTGCATTCAATGCTCCTATCAAGAAAGCGGAAGGACGTAGGTCGAAAGCGGATGACCCGTTCGCCAACCTGCAATCAATGGTAGAAGGTGCTATCATGCAGGGTAACCGAAACAAGTTGGTAAAACAGCGTTTCCTTAATTTCGCCCTCAATCATCCGAGCGACCTTGTCAGTGTGAGCGACATTTGGGTTGAGTACGATGCCGTAACCGATGAGTGGAAACCTGTGTTCCCGGACAACATCGACAGCACCGATACACCCGAAGAGGTTGAACAGAAGATGCAAGACTTTGAAACGAAGATGGAGCAGTTGGCACAACAGTACCCCGACCAATACAAGCATGGGAAAGATACCGTGAATATTCCTTACCGTATTGTGGAAAGCGGCGATATGAGGCAGCACCAAATTGTAGTGAAACGTGGCGGCAGGGACTATGTGATTACCATTAACGGCAATCCCCGCGCAGCACAGGCACTGAACGGACAGACAAATCCCGATAACGATATGTCGGGAGCAATCGGGGCTATTCTCCGTGCCGGAGAAAACATCAACCGGCAGTTAAGTGCGTTCTACACCACACGAAACCCGGACTTCATCGTGTCGAACTTCATGCGAGATATGCTATACACCAATACCATGACTTGGATAAGGGAAAGCCCGAACTACGCACTGCGTTTTCATCGGAATTATATGTATGCCAACCCTGTAAGGATAAAGCAACTTTTGGCAAAGCACCGAAAAGGGACACTTGACATGGGTAACAGGACGGAAGCGATGTTTCATCAGTTCATGATGAACGGAGGAGAAACAGGCTATGCCAATATCCGGGACATTGAACAGCATAAAAACGACATACGCAGGGAACTGAAAAAATCGAACGGCAAGATTCCTGTAAAAAAAGCATGGGACTTGTTGGGCGAACGCTTTGATGAATACAACCGGGCAGTAGAGAACTGCGCCCGTTTTGCCGCTTTCATGACATCACGCGAAATGGGCAGAAGCATAGACAGAGCCATCTATGATGCAAAGGAGATAAGCGTAAACTTCAACAAGAAAGGCAGCGGAGCAAAATTCTATGACAGTACAGGGCAGACAAAGACCGGTAATGCCAGTGCATTGGTATCTGGACTTGGTCGTAGCGGATATGTGTTTTGGAATGCAGCCATTCAAGGTACGGCAAACTTCGGACGACAGATGAAACGCCATCCTGCCAAAGCTTTTACAGGTATTGCGGCGATGTTCCTGCTTGGTGCCATTGTTGCCTACTTGGGTGGCGATGATGATGACGATGATGACAAGAACGCATACTACAATCTTCCCGAATATGTAAGGCGCAGCAATATCCTTTTCCGTGCAGGAGACAGTTGGGTATCCATTCCTCTGCCGGTAGAGTACAGGGCTGTTTACGGTATGGGAGAACTGATGATTTCCGTCCTTAACGGAAAGGAACATCTTACAGGCGGAGAAATAGCAGAATCCATTGCAGGACAGGCCACACAGATATTGCCGATTGATTTCTTGGATGGCGGTGGAGGACTGAACGCCTTTGTGCCGAGTGCATACAAACCTTTGTGGGAAGCCTACGTAGCAGAAAAGAGCTGGACGGGTATGCCGTTGTACAAGGACACACCTTGGAACAAGGATATGCCCGAATGGACAAAAGCATACAAGAGTGCCAACAAATACATTGTCGGGCTTGCCAATGTCATGAACGAGGCGACAGGAGGCGACCCTTACACAAAAGGGGCTATCGACCTCAATCCTGCTAAGATTGAATATATGCTGAACGGTTATTTCGGTGGCGTGTTCGGAACAATCGACAAGTTGAGCAAGACGGCAGAAACCGTTTCAGGCAACCGTGAGTACGACCCTCGCAGCTTCTTGTTGGTAAACAGACTGGTCAAAGCCGGGGACGAACGCACCGAGTACAGGGCTGTGAACAATGAGTATTTCCGATTGAAAGAGGAGCATGACCGATTGAAATCCAGATTAAAACACTATGAGGAAGATACCGACAACGACATATTTGACTATGCGGAAAAGATTGATTTCCTATACAACTCGCCCGAATATGAGCGTTATGAAATCTTTGAGGACTACCATGAAGATATTGACGACCTCTACAATGAATTGAAAGAAGCAATAAGTGACGAAGAACGCAAGGACATCGAAGCCGAGTTGAACGAAGTCAAAAAAGAAATGATAGATGAAATAAACCTCACCCGTAAACGTAAATAGTTATACTTGAAAAGAATGCTTGGGATATTACCTTTGTGTCTATCCTAAGCATTCTGATAATATTCAACGATTATGCATAATACAAAAAATGGAAATAAAAGACTGCTGTCCATGAGTCGTGTCGCACCCAAACGTGATACGGAGGAAATGGATACCGTAATAATGTCTTCACAGCAGTCGGGCGACCGCAGGGCGTTTGATATATTGATGGAGGCACAGCACTATTGGAATCAGATGGAGGATTTCCGAAAGGACAGAGAGCGCAACAAGCGATATACCTACGGTTTTCAGTGGGATGACAAAATATGTGTGGACGGTGAGACCATGACGGAAGAAGAGTATATCAAAAGGCAGGGCAATGTGCCATTGAAGAACAACCTTATCCGCAGATTGGTAAAAAGCGTACTCGGCGTGTATCGAAGCCAGAGCAAAGAACCGACCTGTACAGCACGCGACCGAGACGAGCAGAAATTGGGCGAAACGATGAGTACCATCCTGCAATGCAATATGCAACTGAACCGGATGACGGAGGTATATGCCCGGACAATGGAGGAGTTTCTTATCAGCGGCTTCATTGTACATCGCAAATCATACGGTTGGCGCAACGGAAAAGAGGATTGTTGGACGGACTATGTACAGCCGAACAATTTCTTCATAGACAACAATATGCGTGATTTCAGAGGTTGGGATGTATCGGTTCTTGGCGAGATACACGATATTTCATTCGGGCAGCTTTGCGAACAGTTCGCCTCTTCACCCGAAGATTACCGCAGACTTAGAGACATCTACAAGTGGGCGGCAAAGAAAGAATACATCGCCTCGTATGCAGAGCGTTTCGGCTACAGCCGTTTGGAAAACTACGATTTTCTGTTTACGAGCGAGCCGGGACGGTGCAGAGTCATTGAGGTCTGGCGCAAGGAGCAAAAACCAAGATACCGGTGCCATGACTATCAAAACGGGGACATCTTCAAGATAGATGTGAAGGATTACCAAAAGTGTGTGATCGCCGTCAATGACGAACGTATTGAAATGGCGAAGTCTGTCGGTATGCCCGAAGAAGAAGTGCCGCTCATTAAAGCCACGTGGTTTATTGACGATTATTGGTATTTCTATTACCTGTCGCCATTCGGAGATATTCTGAAAGAGGGAGAAACGCCATACGAACACGACAGCCACCCATACGTATTCAAGGCTTATCCGTTCATTGACGGTGAAATCCATTCGTTCGTATCTGATGTCATCGACCAACAGCGATATACCAACCGTTTGATAACCCTTTATGACTGGATAATGCGTGCGAGTGCCAAAGGGGTACTGATGATGCCCGATGATTGTCTGCCGGACGGAGTGAGCATTGACGACATTGCGGAAAGCTGGGCTGAGTTCAACGGTGTGATTGTCTATAGACCGAGCAAGAGCGGACGTGTGCCGGAACAAGTGGCCAACAATTCGACCAACATCGGCATTGCTGAACTGCTGAATATTCAATTGAAGTTCTTTGAAGACATTTCAGGTGTAACAGGAGCATTACAAGGCAAGCCTGGATTTTCGGGTGAAAGTGCCGCCCATTTCCAACAACAGACGCAGAATGCCACTACCACTTTGCTTGACCTGTTGGAATGTTTCAGCGGTTTTGTGGTAGATGGTGCATACAAGGATGTAAAAAATATACAGCAGTTCTATGATAGTAAGCGCGTGTTCAATATTGCCGGACGGAGCGGTGCGCAAATTGAATACGACCCAAAAAAGATACGAGACGTGGAGTTTGACTTGAGCATCACAGAAAGTACAACTACCCCTGCATACAGGCATCTTGCCAACGACATACTCATGCAGTTGTGGCAAGCACAAGCTATCAGCGTGGAACAACTACTTGAACATGGCGACTTCCCGTTTGCCGATGAACTATTACAGAGCATCAAGTCGCAGAAAGAGCAATTGGAACAGGGTAAAATGCCTGACGGTCTTTCTCCCGAACTGATGGCGCAAGCGCAACAAGGTGCGAACATGCAGGCCGTGAACAAACTGAATAATGCAATAAGGCAATAATTTTAATTTAACGACATCATGGAACAGAAAACTATTTGTATAGACTTTGACGGTGTCATTCATGACTACAGTAAAGGTTGGCAAGGCGAGGATGTGTTTGGGCAGATGATACCGAACGCAGATACAGGTACAGCCACCCTAAAGAAAAACGGATGGACTATCATCATCTTCACGACACGCAAGAAAACTGAAAAATTGGAAAAGTGGTTGGCAGAAAACAATATTTCATACGACCATATAAACGAAAACCCGAATCAACCGGAACATACAAACGGAAAAATCATAGCCGATGTGTACCTTGATGACCGGGGTATCTGTTTCAGAGGACGGTGGGATTCATGGCTTATGAGAGATATTATAGAGTTTGAGCCTTGGCAGGAACAACAAAAGAAAGAAATAGAACAGCTTGCGACATATGGACAAAGCGAAGATGACATTTGGTCAAGAGGCAACGAGAAAAGAATCAAATTAGCCCATGCTTAGCGGATAAAGAATGAGGGTGTACCAAATATATTCAATTTGATACACCCTCATGTCTATTTATTATTCTTTGGACAGTTGGAATTTCTCTATCCAGACATCTTCCTCTCCATTGTCGAAATCAACAATACAGGCTTCGTTCGGAATATCCAATTCCTTGACCGTACCAATGACACCATTATCGTTGCACGTCACCCGGTCCCCGACTTTAAACTTATTGATATTGTCAAGTGCGAGCGGGTCGTTGGTAAGTGTTGCTATACCGTCAATATTTCCGTACTTTCCCATTTTTTCTTGATTTGCCGATTGCTTCCAACCATAAGTAATACTGATTACGTTTTTTCGCCATTACAGCCGAAGATAATTTACCTGCCCCGTTATTGTACGGAGTGCAATAGAAACACTCAAATTCGAGGTCTCTGACGAATGTATTATGGTTGATATAGTGCTTCTGCTTGAGTTTACGGAAATTGTTCCTATCCATAATTACAAGTTGTCCACTCACGCCACTTGTCGGCATTACATAGTAGCGTTGTCCATTCTCATGATGTGCCTTGTCGGCTTGTCTTACTGCCTCACGCAAACGGAGTGAAGCACGGATTTTCTTAAAGATGTTCATCTTTCCTATTGTTAAATTGTTAAACTATATTGTTGCGGCAGATACCGCTTTTTTCTTCCTGCTGATATATCTTCCCACACGAGGTACGAATTTAGGCATATCCATTTCAAAGAAACAGATGTGCAGACCAATGGCACGGGTCATCAACAAGTCATCGTGTTTACCGATAATCGCCCCGAACGCCCCGTTCGGTTTCTTCTCATAACACAGATATTCGTCCAGACAACGGGCATCACGCTCAACATACAGGCTCTCACGGATGACTTTCACAAGGGTTGAGATTACCATCGGTTTTGTGGCTATATTGGTGTGGAAACCGTAGTTCACTGGCAATCCCTCCCGAATAGCCTCCTCCGACTGCTTGCGTGCGTACAGGTTGGGATAAACATCCTTAATCTGATTGAGAATGAATTGGGATTGGTCTCCGTCCACCTGCCTTTCCTTGTCATGTGTTTCAAGTGTGTTGCTCTCAATCACAAGCATGGAATTGTCATAGAAAGCCGCTATCTGTGCCGCTTTCCACGCCAAAAGGTCAATATCTATATGTCCGTACCATTGCGCCACAACGGTGGGTTTTCCTCCGTCATTCATGAAGAGACGGTCGAACACGACAATGACAGACCAGTCAGCCTTATTGGAACGCCCACCGACATCGACCACCGTCAAATATCTGTCGGTTACCACTTCGTCATCGTAAATCTCAGGCATTTCCCAAATATGTAGCAAGCCTTGGCTGTCACCAACAAAACGGAGGTTTTGCAATGCTTTCTTCCCCTCATCACCATCGGCATATACTTCTCCTACATATCGTGGAGGCTTGCATGATGCTTTAAGTTTCTCGACCTTGTATTTGTCGAATACACGTGCGCCGGAATGAACGAACGCCTCAACATCATCGGAAGGAAACTCTGCCGCCATCAATCCATGTTCGGTATATTTGGCACGTTCCTGTATGTACCAATTGATAGCTTCAAGCGTTGCGCCCTTCTCCCACAGCCACCACAGATATTTGCCGTTTTCCTCACGGGATGAAGGTATGCCGTCATTCTCACGGTTTGCATACAGCATTTGTGCAAAAGCTTCCACATCGTCAAGAGGCAACGAATACTGTTCTATGTCAAACCACGACACGAACATTGCCTCGAACTGGGATTTCCCGTTCTTAGCATCGTCATACTCTTTTTGAAAGAAATTACCTGTACCATTGGCTGTACTTTCATATACAATCATTGTATATGGACGCAGCAGCACTCCCGAACAGGCAGAGCGCACAATGTCTTCGGGCTTCTTCCCATCTGTCGCTTTCCATAGTCCGACCTCGGACAGATGCACAAGGTTGTAGTCTCCACCACGGCAGGAGTCAGGTCGTTCGGCAGTACCAATCTTAATCTTACAGTTGCGTTGCGGTACACGATGAATACTGCCCGACTTACCGACCCCAACCATTTTAGGCTCATTCTCGCTGTAGGTTTCACCCAGCTTGTGCAGCATATCCACCGGATAGTTCTTTATCATACGGTCGAACATATCCTTAATTTCGTCCGAACCCGCACCTTGATGGGCGATGATAAGTGAGTTCAGTCCTACTTTATGAACCAACTGCAACCATGCCATATATATTTGCGAAGTAGTAGAACCTCCCCATTGCCGTGCTTTCAGCAAAACAAGGCGTATAGGCTTACCAGCTTTTCGCAATCGTTCTAACCTTTCAACGAAACGACGTTGCGGTCGAGTAAGGCGAAATAACACATCTTCGCCTCCCCCCTTGTTCTTAATATAGACGAATGTTGCCGCCCAAAAAGGGAAGTCATATTTGTTACGTATGCGCACAAACTGACTTATTACTTTGAGCCGGTCGCTTTCATAATCTTCCTCATTGGCATTTCCAAGTTCCTGCAAGAATGCCTTGACAGAGCCACATTCGACAAGTTGCCGAACAAGCGGTACATCCATCATTTCGACAGGCAGGTATTGGGTGCGTATCGGAAAGTCCTCTATACAGACCTTTACACGTTCCCCAACCGAACCGAAACCGCCAATTGGGTCAAAGCGTGCATACACCTCTGCGTTTCGGCGGTTGTTTTCTTCGATGATAAGTCTGATTTCCTCCTGCATATTAACCGATTTTTACAGGTTTGTTCAACAATGCCGCCAAACACCCTACGAGATAGCAGTACAAGTGTACCCACGCATTGGTGCCAGGAAAAAGAAAACCGATGACGAGATAGACAACCATCCATAATTGATAATAGCCCTTTCTTTCTACCTCGAAAGAAACAGAACCGAACAGTACAAATACTAACCCTGAAAGTCCAACCGTAGGAATATTGGATAGACAGAGTACTGGAACAGATACGGCGGAAATGTATGCGAATACCAAGCGCCATAATGACACATTGTATATGAATACGACCGAAAGCAGACACCACGCATTAAGTGCGGCGTGAATTATATTCACATGATAAAATGGATATGACATACGACACCCCGGTCCGCAATCTTTGAAGATACCGACTTCTGACCAATCTTGAATATCCTGCAAAGCCAAGCAGCATACAATGATTGAAATTAAAAGCGAAACAGCCTTTGTTGTTTTCGTCTTACCCATTCTTTCCTTGCTTTACAAACCATAATCTTTGCACTACCAGGCGTGAGGTAGAATTTAGGGGCGGGCTGCATGACAACCATAGAACATAGTTCAGAAATAGTCTTATCGGGATAATCGGTGTACATTACCATGACACGGCTATAGATTTCTTCGTACATTTCACGTTTGGACGGACACATCTTCTCCAAATGCGCCTTGCCCTTCATCATCGCTGATACCACAAGAGCTGCCCGAATATCGCTTACCCAAAAACGGCGTGAAGGCATATTGACAATGTTGTTGTACACATCAGGCATACGGATATAGTCGCACGATTCAATATATTCATCGTACGCCCTCATCAAGTCGTCTGAACGTTCTTGAAAGTACTCCATCAATGCCCCTTTATGTTTCATTCCTACAACAAATTACAGCTTTAACCGTGTACCAAAGTTACCTATTGGAGCGTAAAAAGATAAACATAGAATGCGTGTATCTTAGCTTATTTTTGCTTCAAAGTTTCAGACAACATTAATTATTTACAGTATATGCCTAAGAATACGGAAGTTAAAAGCAACCGGGACAGATACATGGAACGGTTGAAAACAAAGTATCCCGACAAGGAGTTTGCCGATGATGAAGCGTTATTTGGTCAAACCAATGACGATTACGACAGTTACGACAACGAATTGTCTGGATACCGTGAGCGAGAAAAAGCTCTCTCGGACTTATTTGCAAGCAACCCGCGCAGTGCCGCTTTTCTTACCGACTGGAGAAAGGGCGAAGACCCTATCATCGGTATGGTGCGTAAATTCGGGGATGATTTCAAGGCCGCACTTGAAGACCCCGAAAAGCAGGAGGCACTTGCAGCCGCCAATAAGGAGTTTGCAGAACGCATCGCCCAAGAGAAAGAGTACGAGGGAGAGTATCAGAAGAACCTCAACGAGACTTTGACCACCCTTGAAACCATGCAGCAGGAAGAAGGACTATCTGATGAGGACATAGACAGTGCAATGGATTTCCTTGTCGGCATTGTGCGTGACGGAATCATGGGCAAGTTCACACGTGAGAGCGTGGCAATGGCACTCAAAGCCATCCGGCATGACAGCGATGTGGAACAGGCAGACCATGAGGGCGAAGTAAGAGGCCGCAACACCAAGATTGAAGAAAAGTTGCGCAAGGGCAGCAAGAATGACGGCACGGCCAACCTCGGCAGCAAGAACGGCGGAGGCAAAGGCGGCACAAGAGAAATGCCAGATTTGGGTGTCATTGACCAAAACTACGGAACTCAGAACATTTGGGAACGTGGCGGAGAAAAACGCAGGACAAACAAGTAAAATCAATTCTATTTATTCACTTTTCAAAAATTAAAAGAGCAATGAAGAAAGCAACAAGTTTTCTGTGTCGCATCATGCTGATGGTATTGGCATTTGTGACAGGCGCATCAAGCGGTGTGTTCATGGCCAACGCCTCCGAACTCCCTGATGCAGGTAAAACAACAGCCGGAGCTGACGGTACGGGCGGAACAGACGGTATCGCAACGGAAACCGCAGGCAGAACGGATGGTGACTCAAATTTTTATTTGAGCGATGTGGACAAACGTATCGTGAAGATACGTCCGATGGCAACTCCTATCGACCAAATCAGCCGTTATGCAAAATCAAGTAGTACAAACTCTTTCGAGGTCAAGTATTACAGCGTAGGCACAAGGGAAATCAAGTGCAGCACAAGCAAGGAACTTGCCGCCATGACCACAGGCGCAAGCGTGTCGCTCCCGGTGGACGACACCAATATGTTTACTTTGGACGACACTATCCGCGTAGTCGGTGTTCCTGCCATCACCAAGCCTGACGGAACAGCATATACCGATGCGGACAGCCTTATTCCCGACCTCGTATTGTGCGTGTGCGGCAAGGACAGCACCACCAACCTGCCTACAGTGTATGCCGTAAACGGAAACATGGACAGCAGCTCGAAGCAGCCTATCCTTGTACCTGAAATCCCTGCCGGGACAACCCTTGTGCGCATGGGCAAGGCTTGCGGTGAGTTGGATGTACAGACAGGACGTTTCAACAACATCCCGATGCCTGAAACCCAGTATTGTCAGAACTTCATGATTCAGGTAGAGCAGTCCACCTTTGACAAGATTGCCGCCAAGGAAGTGAACTGGAATTTCTCGGACATTGAGGAGGACGGTGTATATGATATGCGCCTCGCTATGGAAAACACCTACCTGTTCGGCGTGAAGAACGTCATCAAGCATATTGCCAAGGACGGCATGAACACTTGGTTTACGGGCGGTATCTGGTGGATGGCCGGCAAGGACATCGAAGTGGGCGAATGGGATGCCGACAAGCAGTGTGCCGTCATTACCGATGAGAACCTTGTTGATATTACCAAAGACCTTTTTGTGGGTACAGGTATCGGCAACAAGCGTAAAATCCTTTTCTGCGGTAGCGATATGCTGTCTGCATTCTCGAAAATCAAGAGTGAGAAGTTCCGTCTGAAAGATACCGTGGAGGTTTGGAACTTGAAATTCAAGTCTTGGGATACCGACTTCGGAGAGGTGCTGACCATTCACCACGAGCTTTTTGACGTGAACGGCATGAGCGACTGCGGCTTTGCAATGGACCCGGAATATCTGTCAAAGAAAACCCATATCTCTTGGGCAAGAAACGTGCTCGACTTGCAGAAAGCCGGTATCCGCCGTACAGATGCCGTAGTGATTCAGGAAGTGAGTTGCCTGTACCTGCGCTATGCAAAGGCACACGCCCGCATGAAACTGGCCAAAGCCCCTGTTGTATCGGGAGAAGAAGAGGCATAAGTAATCCATAAAAAGAAATCAATAACCGGGGATGGGATAAGGAGTCCCATCCCTTTTTTAATTTACAAGTATATGATTAAGACCTATAAAGCGAACACCAACGTAAGTATCAATGTGGTGCTTCCAAGCAAGAAGAACCTGCATATCTCGTTCACACCCCTATCGAACGGCAGCAGCCTGTTTACAACAGACAATGAGGATATAATGCGTGCCATCGAGAGCCATTACAATTTCGGCAGGCTGTTCCGGCTGCACAGTGCGCAGGATGAAAGTGAAAAGAGAGGTGCAAAGGCAGAAAAAAAACTGAAAAATGAAGAAACGACAACTGCCGATACCCAAACAACAGGAGAAGACAATCAGGACGGAGAAACCTCTAAGGGAAATGACCCGGTTCTGAAAAAAGTAAGAGTGAGCGACCTGTCCGCAGCAAAGGATTATCTCGCCGATACATTCGGTATCAGCCGAACAGCCATGCGCAGCATGAAAGCGATTACAGAACAGGCAGCCGCAAACGGAATCGAGTTTGAGGGATTGTCATAACCGGGTAAAAGAGCATGGCAGTCTATCAACTTGACGACATAGCGAAAGATGTCCGCATCGCACTTGACCAAAATATGGCGAGTGACACATTGGCGGCAATCGGTGATGTGGACACGCTTGCACTGGACGACATCATCAAGTCCAAGATTGTGGAAGCCGTAAAGCGTGTACACAGTTCCGCACCTCCCTATCTGCTTGACGGCGGACACAACTTCGGCGATGCCATATTTTGGAAAGAGCATGAAAGCGGATGGACATTGCTGCCGGAGGATTTCATGCGTTTTGTCGTTTTCCAAATGAACGATTGGGAGCGTGCGGTATTTTATCCCATAAATACCGATGACCCGGAATATGCAAGACAATCTTCCCGGTTCAAAGGTATCAGGGGAACGTACCAACGCCCTGTCTGTGCCATATCCATACGCCCGGAAGGAAGAGTGATGGAATTTTATTCATGCAAAACGATAGAAGCGAAAGTAAGCCGTGCCGTATATCTGCCTTATCCGAAGATTGACAAATACGGTGCGATGGAAATTTGCGAACGATGTTACAACGCTGTGGTATATACCATAGCCGCATTAGTATTAACGACATTCGGGGATGCGGAAAAAAGTGCCGCATTGAACGAATTGGCAAAATCAGCATTAATATGAGTTACGAATCAAAACACATAGACGGCGATGCCACCGTTGGGCGCAATGCCGCGATAGGAGGCGATGCCACCGTCCAAGGCAAAACCCACCTGAAAGGGAACGTCAAAGTGGACGGATGGCTGGAGGCAAAGAACATCAAAGCCGCCAACAAGGGGCTGTTTGTCACCATAGAGAAACTGAAAGCCGCCTATCCATTTCCCCATGACGGCTGGTGGGCACTTGTCGGAACTTCTCTTCCTGCACCGATATATGTCGCCGACGGCGGAGAATGGGTGCCGACCGGGCATAGCGGCGGCAATCCGACCATTGACAGCGGAGAGTATAACGAAGCCATTGAAAAATTGCAGGGGGATATTACCAAGTTGCAAGACGATGTGACCGACATTGAGGGAAAAGACAAGGCACAGGATACACAACTGACCACTCTCGGAAACAGCGTCAACTCACTGCAAGGGCAAGTCAATACTGTCAAAGACACAGCAAAAAAAGCAAGTGACAAAGCCAATGAAGTCAGCGGTCAGCTGAATACATTCAAGAACTCAAAGGGGGAAAACGGCGGGCTTGCCCCTTTGGACGAACTGGGCAAGATACCGAGCCGACACCTGCCCGCATACGTGGATGATGCGGTTGAGTTTCAGGAAATCGTTACCGGTATTACCACCCAAACGGCAAGCCTTGACAAGAGTTCCACCGATGAGGGATGCAATGTCGTTTATGACAAGACCAACGGTTGCTTTGTCATCTCGTATGCTCCCAATACAGGGGAAACTGTTTCTGCCCCCACCTATTACAACAACTGGCTGGATGCCGACAATTTCGGTTCGGTAAGCATGAATGGGCGGATTCCTTATTCAGGAAAAGTTTTCCTCTGCAAAGAGGATGGAAAGAGTTACCGTTGGAGCGGCACGCAACTGACCGTCATCGGTTCAGACCTCGCTCTCGGACATACAAGTTCAACGGCATTTCCCGGCGATGAAGGAGCTAAGTTGCAGGAAGACATCAAGCAGGTGGAAGAAAACAAAAAAGCCATACTTTTGCAAAACAAGCAAATCGTGGCGCGTAGCATTGTGAATGTAAACCAACTGTTTGACCTTACGGACAGGGAAATAACATTTTCCGTTGCCCTTGACCGATGTGCCTCCTCCGAATATGCCTCGATATTGCAGATACCGGGTGTGGTATTGACTTTCCTGACGGAAGCCGGATGGATTTCCAAGCAATGGACCGATACTTCGGACTGGTTTAAAGAAAACAACTGGAGCGACTTCGGAGCAGGAGGTGGCAAGAGCATAGGCGATATAATCAATGTGAACGCCCTGTGTGGAAATGTGGAATACACTTTGTCAACAGCCATCAAAGCCGTGTCAGACCTTGAAAAGGAGAATGGGGCAGCTTATCTTAAAAGCGGTATCATCCTCACGTTCAAGACAGCGGAAAGCGACAATGACGGCGCACCCGTGTGGCTCACCTACCAGTTTACCCGTGAAGCGAGCGACATAACCCCAGAGGACTTGAAGCCGTGGATTGCATTCGGTAGCGGAGGAAGCAAGGTGGAAACATCCGACAAGCCGGAAGAAGGAGGAAAAGACGCCCTTTCCACAGGAGGTGCATACACCATGCAGGAAAAATCAATCGGAGGATTTGACGAAGAGAGCGATGAGGAGTATATCTACTACAAAGCCGTGAACCTGAACGGAAGACAGATAGAAGATGTAGTACTTAAGATTCCGAAAAATGGAGGAGGCGGAGGTTCGAGCGAGGACAGCACCCTGTCCATCTACTTTGAGGAAGCCGCCCCCATTGTGGCGTTCGGTTCCGAGATAAAAATTAATGTAGCTTTGCGTAGTGTCAGTTACCCGGACGGTAACGAAGTGCTTGGCGTTATCCGTAATGTTTCAATCATTGATGCAAGCACAGGACTTACCCTGTATAGCGAGGCAATGAACGAAACCGGCTCAGCAAGTGCAACGGACTACAAGTTTGAACTTGACTTTACTGAGTACTTCAGCAGTGCTGCATCCAAGAGTTTCTTTGTTCAGGCTACCGATGCGGACGGGAACACCAAGAAGAAAGCCATTACCATTGTTGCTGTGGATATTACAGTTGAACAGCCTATGCCGCTCAACTACACAAGCAGCACCGCATTGACCGTAGGAGGCACAGCAAAAAATATAGGACAGTTCTACAAATTCCCAAACAACACCTCATCCATACGTGCCACAGTGGAAATGCTCTACAACGGGGAATGGAAGAAACTGGGAGAGGCAACAGTCAATGACAGTTACACCAAGAGCATATCCATCAATCCGAGTAATGTATTCGGCGGCGGTGAACGGATGACACATGGGGCATACCCGGTACGCATTTACGGAACGGAAAACAAATCAGGAGTAAGGGGCAATACCATTTACTCTGCTATCATGTGTATTGATGCCGAGGACACCACTCCTATCGTGGCAATCCGGTTCAACGACACCAACAACGGTACGCTCCGCCTGTATGATAACCTTACCATAGAGGTCGCAGCATACACATCGGGTAAAACGGAAACGCACGTGGATGTCTTCTATGACGATGAGAAAGTGACATCCGTGGAAGCCATGATTGCCGAAACGCTTACCGTGAACAAGCAGATAAGCGGATACAGCACGGACGGAAGCCAGAGCATTACCGTACATGCCGAAAGTGGGAATGTGTCCACCAATGAAATCAAGGTAATTGTAAAAGGGAGTGCCATTGACATGGCAATCAAGGACGGGGCTTTGTTCGGATATGACTTTTCCGCACGCAGCAACAGCGAGAGCGACCATACCATAGAGAACAACGGCATAACAATGGATGTGAGGGGCGCGAACTGGTCAAGCAACGGCTTCACGGACTATTTGGGCGAACGATGCCTGCGTATAGCGGAGAATGTGAAAGCGGAGATATTGGACTACCACCCTTTCGGAAACTCCGCCACCGAACGGACGACAGGCTGTGCCGTACAGTTCGCATTTGCCACCAAGAATATCAAGGAGGCGGATGCCAAACTTATAGAGTGCTACGACCCCGACAGCGGTGCAGGTTTCTATGTATGCGGCAACAAAGCTGCCATCTACTGCAAGACAGGACAGCCCGCCTTGGTTGAGCGCAGCTTCCGTTCGGGTGAGAAAATAACGATGGCTGTAGTTGTCGAACCGTCCACCATTTATGTAACACGAGGCGGAAGCAATTACTCGTGTATCAAACTGTACCTGAACGGAGAAGAAGTGGGCTGTATCGGTTATATCAGCGACAGCGGTGCAATCCTGAACAACAGAACCGTTACGTTCAACGGTACGGAAGGCGACCTGTACCTGTACTATATGCTTGCCTACGAGAGCCATTACGAATGGGCACAGGCGTTCCAAAACTACCTGTGCAAACTGACAGACACCGCTGCCATGGTTGTGGAGTACGAGAAAGAGAACGTGCTTGACACACAAAACCGTCCTACCATAGAAGCCCTTTCCGCCAAGGGAATGCCTTATTATGTAGTAGTGGCAGACCAGCAGACCTTTGACACATTTGACGGTGACATAGATACGAGCAAGAAATTCCAATGTACACTGTTTTACTATGACCCGAAACGACCGTGGAGAAGTTTCAAGGCAATCAACGTGCAATGGAGGAGACAAGGAACGACCTCGGCAAAGCGTCCTATCAAGAACGACCGCTTCTATCTTCAGAAAAATGACGGTTGGGAAGTCACCCCTATTTATCCGGACTATGACAACGAAGATGCCCTGATTTCATACGAACTCATGAAAATAGGCTATGTACGTGTGGGAGAAAACACCATCCCTGTGAAGATTATCACGGTAAAGGTGGACTATTCGGACAGTTCCGGGGCAAACGACTGCGGTGTGTGCGACCTGATGAACGCCACTTTCCGTGCGCTTGGCAGTGATTACCTGACTCCTGCACAACGTGCATTTGACGGCACTTGGACAAAAGGCGATGTGTCGTTGAAAGGATTGCAGATGAATCATTCGACAGCCAACCACCCCATTGCCGCATTCCGTTCGACACAGGAAAGCCTTACCGATGCATGGTTTCACGCCAAAGGGAACTGGAAAGAGGACAAGGGCGAGCAGGTGGCACTCGGATTCATGGACACACCGGGCTACAACTTAGGCTGTTTGAACTATGGGGATTTCGTGGAATATTTCGGCAAGGAAAATGAAACACTTGACGAAATAGAGGTGCGTTTCAAGAATGATGCTACCACGGACAAGAGCAAACTCTATCTGTTGTCGTTGTATTGCGGACAGGATTATCGGTTCATGGCTTATGAAAGCGGTATGTGGACAAAACAGAGCGGAGGAATGAAACAGGTTGGCGGCAAATGGCAGATTACCGGGAAAGTACTTAACCCCGTGAGCGGCTACGAACTTCTGACCTACGATGCCATGAACTGGTGGCAGGGAGTGGGAAGCATTGCCGACATGATGGAGCCGACCACCGCCGAAGCCTCTTGGGTCACCAAACTGAAACTCGGACAGGAAACCTACCCGATGTGGACACGTTACTTCGAGTGTATGATTGACGATGACCAGTTGCAGATAGATTTGGCCATGGGACGGAAAGTGCCGTTCGACCTGTATCAAGTGCTGAAATTCTGCGACAGCTGCGACTATGCCAAGGAAGAACTTGCAGGAAAATGGCAGGAGATATGGAAGACGAAGATGTGGAAATACATCAGTCCTTATTCGTTGGTATCGTACTATCTGTTTACCGACTACCTTGCCGCCGTTGACCAACAGGCGAAGAATATGCAGCCCATGTTCTTCTTGGAGGACGGATGCAGCGTGAAAGACGGTATATATAGCGGAGCAAACGGCATGGAGGCAAGACGGATGTACTGCAACAAGGTATATGACTGCGACACCTGCAACGGAAAGGACAATGACGGTGGACAGACCATTGACCCGGAAGTTGACCCCGGTGATTTGACAAACAGCGCATACGCAGGACGAGGTTCTGTGCTATGGAACGACATAAGAGGACAGCAGACTATGGAAGTTGACCAAAACGGCAATACCATTACCCTGCCGGCCATAGCCGACACCATGCGTTCCCTGCCCGACACGCTCGGCATAGGTGCGGGTCCTTTCTCACCCAAAGGGGCTATGCACTATTTCGTGACAGAACGCCTGAAGAAATGGCAGAAAGTGGTATCAAGCTATGACGGGGAACGCAAGTACATCAACTATACAGGGTACAGCGACCTTTATTTCTATGCTCTGCAAGGTTTGGGTCTGACCTCGCTACCGGCATTTATCGAACAGCGTTGGCGCATCCGTGACGGTTACTACCGCTGCGGCGATTTCAAGGCGGAGAGCGGTTATATCGGTGGACGTATCGGAGCAAAGGACGGTGCAGTCATCCGCTTCAAGGCAGCAAAGAGCGGCTATTTCGGCATCGGCAACGACAGCGGAAACATCACGGAAGGCATTTACCTGAAAGCCGGAGAAGAAGGTGTTTTCACCAACTTCCAACACGGAGAGAACATCATGCTATACATCTATCAGGCAGACCGCATGAGTATGCTTGATTTGAGTGAAATCAGTATCGACCCCCAGTTTGGAAACACATTACCGAAAATGTCGTTGTTGCAGGAATTGTATGTGGGTGGGGAATCGCATGACGACTGGACCATGTCGCCCGGTAACACAGGCTATATGACCAACCTTGATTTGGGTGATATGCCGTTCTTGCGCATTCTTGATGTGCGCAACACAGAAGTGCAGACCGTCAACGCATCGAAGTGTCCGCGTCTGGTTTCCGTATATGCCGACAATACGGGACTTTCTGCCATCACACTGGCTGAAACATCGCCGATAGACAAACTTACGCTTCCGGAAACAATAACGGAACTCGTGCTGAACAACCTGCCCAACCTTACCTATCCCGGTGGACTGACGCTCGGTGGTGTAGCCAAGATAACAAAGATATTTGTCAATGAGTGTCCGTATGTAGATGCCATGACGCTATTGGAACAGATAGTCAATGCGAGTGCGCTAAAGACCGTCCGGATTCCCAATGTGAATGCAACCGCCAGTGTCGGACTGTTGCGTTCCATTAAGGAAAGCGGTGCTATCGGACTTGATGCAAACGGAAATGCTTATGATGAAAAGGAACAGTGCAGCGGTATTACCGGCCGTTGGATATTGAGCGAACTTGTGGAAACAGACGAAATAAATGCGTTTGCTGCCTATTTTCCCCAACTTGAACTTCACAACTCTCAATTCTCCATCGTAAAAATCAGCGATGTTGTGGAGAGTGATTCTTGTGAAAGGTACAGCAATCCGGAAAACAAGACAGGGGCGGATTATGGGAACACCTACATTCCGAGCGGACATATGCTTGCCATACAGAAAGGATGCCATGCCTATAAATGTTCTTACAACACCAAGAAGAACCAAATGGAAGGCGTACAGGTAAGCGATACGGATTTCAACTACCTGAAAGATGGAAGCAGTTTTGATGTGTCCGATTCCGCAGGAGAGGGATTTGACATATTTTGGCACGCCCCTCATCATTGGTACAAGGGAGTGAATGACTACAAGAACCAGGCGAAATATTACATTCCGTCCGTTACTGAATCCGAACCGCTTTCAACTGCGTTGCATAGCAAAAAGGCGAAGCTGTCAGAGCTGCTATACCGGGAAAATACCGGTGTTTATGCGAATGATGCCGTTATCGGTGAAATTCTTGGTGAGGATGTGATAGCCACTGCATCCAACACCAACAGTTACAGGATGGATGTGAAAGGCATGAAGCAGGTAAGATGGCCGGGATTGAATCATGCGCGCCTCGGAGGTGTCTTCACGGACGAGAACAACCGAGCGATAAGCATATTCATCATGTCTGTCAGCCACACTTATTTTGACTTCTCCATTGGAGATTACATCTTCTGCGATGTGCCAAGCGGTGCAAAGTGGTTTTACTTCACCTCTTTCCGTGACATCGGGGACATTGAGTGCCTGACTGTGGACAGTGACAACATCGAAGCCATAGAACCTGAATGGACAGAGCATACCGTAGGCGACAATGACAGCCTTATCGGTGTCTATCCAATCACCATAGACGGCTTGAAGATGCCGAGAAGCCTATCCGGCGATGTACGTTCAAAGAAAGGTAACGGAACATCCGTAACCTCAAATGAATGGAAATATGACAGTGAGGGCAATCCGCTTGAAATGCCAATCGGCACATTGAACTACACTGCCAAGGACTTTCAGAATATCTGCCGCATGAGAGGACCGGGCTACCAGTTGCAGGACTACGAGCAGCACAAAGAAGTCAGTAACTTGTGGTGGGCGTTGAATGGAACGACCAATGAGCAGTCGGTAGTCGGTAACGGTGTGCATGACGCTATCCTGAACAAACAGGATAACGTTGGTATGGGAGATTCCTATAATGTAGGGAACAACCTTAACTCCATTTTGGGATTGAAGCACTATGTAGGCTGTGATTCCGAATGGATGGACTACATTGCGTTCAATGTCCCGACTTATGAAGATTTTTATAAAGCCAAATGTACGGAGAATGACAGTTCATATCCGATTGATTACACCGCTCATATTTATGACCCTGTTACAAAAACGGAGCGCACAGTCAAGACGGTTGAATCATCCAACGGGAATTGTGTTGTGCGTATCGTACATGGAGCGAAATGTGATGTCCTTCCGAGTCGAGTTCACAAGACAGACACAAGCATGTATGTGACCCATTATGCTGCCGGTTTCTGGATGAGTGGTAGTAGAGGCCGCTGTGTTCTTCGGTCTGGCTACAACTCGAATGCGCTCTCCGGTCTCGCTTTTGCGTACGCGGTCATCGCATCTTCGTACTCGAACACGAGCTGCGG